AATCCAACTGCAGCTGGATTTGGCAGAACTTCTGATTGGAATTCAAGCACAACTAATAATCCTGTAGATAATTTTCAACATTTATCTCATTATAGAGATACTAGTTTGTTTGGTAAAAAAATTACCACAGAAAATGCTAGAAGAGTTATAAGAAAAGTTGAGTGGATTTCAAATAATCAATATGATATGTATAGGCATGATTATGGACAATATGAAAATAGAAATAATCCGGCACCTATAACTAAAGCTTTGAAGTTGTATGATGCAAATTACTATGTAATTACTAGTGATTTTAAAATTTATGTTTGTATAGAAAATGGAACATCTGGTCTCAATCCAACTGTTCCTAGATCAACTTTCGAACCGACACATACTGATGTAGAACCCGTTTCTTACGCAGATGGATATAAATGGAAATATCTTTTTAAAGTTTCACCATCAGATGTTATTAAATTTGATTCTACAGAATTCATAGTTGTTCCAAATAATTGGGCAACAACTACAGACTCTGATATCGAAATTATTAGAGATGGTGGAAATTCGGATAATAATAATAATCAAATCAAAACAGTATATATTGAAAATGGTGGGGCAGGATATAGTAATGGAACCGCATCTATTTTAGGTGACGGTACTGGTGGTGAAGTTTCTATAACAACAACCAGTGGTGTTATAACAGAAATTGCAGTGACTGCAGGTGGAAAAGGTTATACTTATGGAATTGTAGATTTGAGCACAAATTCCGGATCCGGATCTAAATTAATACCAATTATTCCACCATCTAAAGGACATGGATATGATGTATATACTGAATTAGGAACAGATAAAGTATTATTATATGCAAGATTTGATGATTCCACCAAAGATTTTCCAATAGATACAAAGTTTGCTCAGGTTGGAATTATAAAAAATCCAGAAAAATTTGTGGGATCTGGACAAACTTTTACAGACAACACATTTTCATCACTCTTTGCTGTTGGTTTAAGTAGCACTAGAACAGTAAACATTGGAGAGCAAATTACACAAAATCAAGGTAACAATGTTACTGCAAAAGGTTATGTTGCATCTTTTGATAGTGAAACTAAAATCCTAAAGTATTATCAAGATAGATCTTTATGTTTTGGTAATGAATTCGATCAAACACAAAGTCCAGATACAACAGGTATCACTACATTCAAAGCATTTGACTCAACCCAATTTAATAATAGTGCAAATATTATTTTTTCTGATGGTACTGCGGCAGGAATTGATACTGGTTTGAACGGTAGTGTTATAACTGTTAACTCCAAACAAATTAATTTGGGAGTTACTTTTTCAAATGGACTTGCAAATCCTGAGATAAATAAAAAGACAGGGGATATAATCTACATTGATAATCGACCCGAAGTTCAAAGAGACTCTAGACAAAAAGAAGACGTTAAAATCATTCTGGAATTCTAAAAAAAGATGGCACAAAAAACCGACTTAAATATCAGTCCATATTATGATGACTTTGATAAGGATAAA